CACCTGCATAATTAATTGAATAACTAATTTACTAAAGGGGTGGGTTCTGCCTATCCCTTTTTTATTAACCTAAAAAAAATATAATATTATGGCTTGTAATTTCATAAATACAGGTAGAGCATTAGCCTGTAAAGATTCTGTCGGGGGCATCAAGGCAGTTATCTTCGTACCAAACGATGCGAGTAACAAAATTCTAAAAACATCAGAAGATTCTGATGGGGCAATAACAGGACTAGATAGTAATGTAACTGGTTGTTTTAAGTACGAACTAAAAGGCACTTCTTCTCTTGAAGAAACTATTACTGCTTCAGCAGATAATGGAACTGTTTTCTACGAACAAGCATTGAACTTAACGTTACCTAAGTTGTCAGCTCTTGACACAAAAGAGATTAAGCTATTGGCAGCTTCAAGACCTCAAATCATTGTTCAAGACTATAATGGCAACTATATGGTTGTAGGATTAGAGAATGGCGCTGATGTTTCAGGTGGTACTATCGTAACAGGTACTGCTATGGGGGATATGAGTGGATATACTCTTGTATTCTCAGGAATGGAAACTGCCCCTGCTTCCTATCTTTCATTAGCAAGTACTGGAGGAGATACTGGAGCTATAATCACTCTTGCTGGTTCTGATTCTAACACCATCACATATTCTTAATACTTAGAATATCTTTAAATCTAAAAGGGGCGACATTATGTTGCCCTTTTTTTATTGCAAACAAATCACTATTTCTATATTACTTAACTGTATGAAAATATTAACTACATCAGCAACACAGTCTATAAAGTTTATCCCAAGGGTATCTGCTTCAATTGTCATTTTAAAACTAACAAACAAGAATACGAGAATAAGCACTGCCGCAGGTTTTACTACTGTTAATTCAAATGGGTATATGACAATCACAGGCAATTCTTTTGCACTTGTTGAAAACACTAACTATTCTATGACTGTCCTTAATGGCGATGGGAGTGGAGATGTTCTTTATAGAGATACAATATTTTGTACGAATCAAACAGATTTTGACAAGTTCGATGTTCACAAAGACGACTACGTAACAGAGGATACTTACGACAACGGATTTATAGTATTATAATATATAATTATGGCAAAACACAATATAAACAAGTACAGACAACCTAAGACTGCTAAAAAGCAAGGAAAGGTTCACGTAGTAAACTTTTCGTCTTATACACGACCTGAAGTTGTAGAAGTACAAAACAAGGATTGGATAGAGTATGGAGATGACAATGATTACTTCGGTTACTTGATTGACAGATATAACGGCTCTCCTACTAACAATGCTGCTATTAATGGTATTGCAGATATGATTTATGGCAAGGGATTGGATGCAGTTGATGGAGATAGTAAGCCTGAGCAGTATGCTGAGATGAAGTCTTTATTCTCTAAGAAGTGCCTAAAAAGTGTTTGCTACGACTATAAGATGATGGGTAACGCTGCATTCCAGGTTATCTATTCTAAAGACAGAACTCGTATCGCTCAAGTAGAGCATATTCCTGTTCAGTCATTAAGAGCAGAGAAGGCTGATGAAAAAGGAAACATAAAAGGTTACTACTACTCTAACGATTGGTCAGAGGTTAGTAACTCAAGAAAGAACGTAAAGAGAATACCAGCATTTGGTTTCTCAAAAGAAAATATAGAGATAGTTTATATAAAGCCTTACAAGGCAGGTTACTTTTACTATTCTCCTGTTGATTATCAAGGAGGGATTCAGTACGCTGAGTTAGAGGAAGAGATTGCAAACTACCACATTAACAACATTCAGAATGGCTTAGCCCCAAGTATGCTTATCAACTTCAATAATGGAGTGCCTTCTGACGAAGAAAGAACTGCTATCGAGCAAAGAATATACGACAAGTTCTCAGGGTCAAGTAATGCAGGGCGATTTATATTAGCCTTTAATGATTCTAAAGAGTTGTCGGCAAGTATAGAGCCTGTACAATTAAGCGATGCACACCAACAATACCAATTCCTATCGGATGAGAGTATGAGAAAAGTTATGGTTTCCCATCGAATTGTATCTCCTATGCTTGTAGGAATTAAGGATTCTTCAGGACTTGGAAACAACGCAGAAGAATTGCAGACTGCATCTGTCCTTATGGACAACACAGTAATCAGACCTTTACAGGTAACTATCTTAGATGAGATTGAGGAGATTCTTCAATTTAACGGCATAGACTTAGACATCTATTTTAAGACGTTACAACCACTTGAATTTACTGATTTGACTAACGCTATTAGCGAGGCAGAGATAGAGAAGGAAACAGGTGTTAAAAAGGATTCTGAGGTCGATACAGAACAAGAAGCTCCGATAGAAGAAGAACCAACATCTCAAACAGAATAAGATATGGCAAAAGCACTATTCATAAAGAAGGCTGACTTAGTAAAAAATACGGCTATAAGTGGTAATGTAGATACGGATAAGTTTATTCAGTTTATTCAATTGGCACAAGAAATCCACGTTCAGAACTACTTGGGTACAGATTTGTACGATAAGATTAGTGCTGACATTGTTGCAGGTAGCTTAGCAGGGAACTACCTAACATTGGTTAATGACTATATTCAGCCTATGTTGATACACTTCTCAATGGCAGAATACCTACCATTTGCATCGTACACTATCGCAAACGGAGGAGTATTTAGAAGCGAGGTTTCTAACGGCTCTACCATTAGTAAAGAGGAAGTAGACTTCCTGGTACAGAAAGAAAGAGATTACGCAAACTATTATACTAACAGATTTATCGACTATATGAGCAATAATGCCTCATCGTTGTTTCCTGAATATTACAGTAACACAAACGAAGATATTAGTCCTGATAAAGATACAGTATTTCACGGATGGAATTTAGGATAAAAAAACAATACGAACCAAAGCAAGACAATAAGGAGAAACTTAAAGTCTTTCTAAAAAAGATAGAAAATGGCAAACTCAATCAATTGGGGAAAAATATACGAAAGCACTAATTGGGGTGTTGGGGTTACAAGTAATACTATAAATTGGGGTAAGTCTTATAGCGACATTGCAGAAACGTCAGTAGTTCCTTCTTTGTTATCTATACTTGAGGCACGTTCTACATATTACGAGAATGAAGCAGCAACGACAACCTTGCTTACTAACCTTGAAAACATTGACTTATAATGGCGAATTTATTAGAAAAAGCGAGTATCGTATTAACACCGACAGGATATAGTGTAGATGCTATTCACAACGTGAAGCCAAGCTCTGAACCTTTTGGAGATATGACATTTATTCAAGCAGGAACAACGACAAGAGTGAATGCGAGTGGATTGGTAGTTGATAACGCAACAGATATTCCAAGAATAGACTACTCAAAAGGTAGCGGTGCTATTTTGTCAGAAATTCAGTCAGTTAATCAAGTCCGTCATAGCGAAGACCTTACTCAAAGCCCTTGGGCAGGAGCAGGGGAGTTCACGAGTTCCGTTACTATGACAGACCCAAGAGGAAATACAAGTTCAGTATCCAATATATTTAGATATAGTGCAGCCTCAAATGCAGGTAGATTTCAATCAGCAGCAACGAGTTCAACAGGTCAAGGTGTAGGTATTTCTGCTTGGGTTTATAACCCCGATGGTGGAACACAAACGGTTTGGATTGGATATGGAAACGCATCGAGTGGCAACGGAAGTTTCCATAGCGTTACAAATTCTTGGCAAAGAATAGAACATATAACATCAGGAGGTACGTTTTCTGAATTTCATATAGCACCTGCTGCATCCTCCAACCTTAGGGTTTGGGGTTGTCAATTTGAAATAGGTGCTTTGTCGGGAGGAGTAGGCAAAGTAACAAGCTATATCCCTACAACTTCGGGTTCGGTTACAAGAACAAGAGATAACTATTTAAACGGAGGAGATGCTTCGTTGATAGGCGCACAAGAAGGAGTTTTTTATATGGAGGCAGCTACACTTTCCAATGCAGGAAGTAAAGCAATCGCATTGTCTGCTGCTAATTCAGCAGCTAACAGAGTTGTAATCTTTTATAGCAGCACATCTAACACAATACAAGGGAGGGTTCAAGCATCTACAACAACGACAATAGCAATTAACGGAACTGTTACAGATAATACAGATTTCAATAAAATAGCATTCAAGTACAAGTCGGGGGATTTGGCACTTTGGATAAACGGAACTGAAGTAGCAACATCAACAAGCACATTTACATTTAACGCTGCTTTAAGTGAATTGGCTTTTGACCAAGGAAACGGAACTCTGCATACGGATGGATTTATAAAATCAGTAGTAGTATTCAAAGAAGTATTATCAGATGCAGAATTAGCTGCACTAACATCATAAAATATGGCATTAAAATATTTATACGTACCGAGTGGATATAAGGCAGGAACTGCATACGGAGTTTTACCGAATGATTCTACTGCTGATTTTGACGAATTTGTAAGAGATACATCTGCCACGAGAACAAATAAAGATGGGCTTGTTGAATCTATGGGCAACAATGTTCCAAGATTAGACTACTCAGATGGTGGATGTCCTTCCTTGTTATTGGAAACACAGAGAACAAACCTTGCTAAATATTCAGAGCAAATAACATTGTGGAATAAAAACCCAAATGATGGAACAGTAACAATAAGAACAGATGATGAAGCTTCTCCTGATGGAAATATGACTGCTGACATTGTTTCTGTACTTACTCAATATGATGGTGTATACACGCAAGGTATTACTACTGTGGCTGAAAGCACCTATTCTTGTTCTGCATACGTAAAGCACGTTTCAGGAAGTTCTAAGATAAGGGTTGGTGTTACAACATATTTTTATTCGACTACTCCAACTAACCCAACTAAATATATAGTTATTGATTTATCAAATGGCTCAATAATATCAAACGATGTATCTTCGTTTGCAACGGCTAAAGTAATAAATGCAGGTAATGGTTGGTACAGGATTATAATAGAAAATATGACTATACCTGTCGGAGGTGGTGGTAATTCTAATTTCGTTATTTACTCTTACGAAGATGGTCTTACAGAGTTTTCAGTTTGGGGAGGTCAAATAGAAGAAGGTTCTTTTACATCATCATATATTCCAAACTTATCAAATAGCCAAACTACAAGAAATAATGACAAAGGTAATTTAGCAGGAAATTTTGATGTGTTAGATAACGATAGTGGTGTTCTTGAAGCAAAATTCAAAGCGTTTGCTACGGATAATAATTCGAGAA